CCACTTATAAACTACGCTTTCTTAAATAGGAGTACCTATGCCAACCTACAACCCTAAAGACATGGCTTATGTCTTACAAATGTCCAAGTCAAGTGGCAAGTACACTCCAGAAGAAATGGCTTTAATGCAAGATATTAACCGTACTGTAGCTGGTGGAGCTATGACTGGTATGCCTATGCAAGGTCAACCTCAAGGTCAACCTGTAGGTCAACCTATGGGTCAACCTCAAGGTATGCCTCAAGGTCAACCCATGAACCGTTTGGCTCAAATTCAAGCTGCTGCCAATCAAGTGTTGGCTGGCGGTGAGAATCCTGAAGGTTCAAGAATGGCTAATATTGCTCGCTATTTCCAAGGTAGACAATAATGCCACTTGATAAATCAGGTAGCGCCCAAAGCGTAGGCAAGAACATTAAAGCTGAAATGAAAGCTGGCAAGCCTAAAAAACAGGCATTAGCTATTGCACTCAATGTAGAGCGTGATAATGCTAAAGGTAAGCGTAAAGCCACATTAGAAGAAGCTTATGGTCGTTTCCTTGGTAAGCGTGACTCTAAATGAAACCTGGTCTTTATGCCAATATTCATAAAAAGCAGGCTAGGATAGCTGCTGGTTCTGGCGAAAAAATGCGTAAAGCTGGTAGCAAAGGTGCGCCAAGCGCTAAAGACTTTAAAGAAGCCGCCAAGACAAGAAAAGAAGTCATTGCTGACAAAATGAAGGATATGTAATGGAACACATGAGCCGCAAATACAAAAAAGAAGATGCTTTGTTAAGACCAGAGCATGAGTCTACGCTTGAGAAACAACAAAAGAAACGCCAAAACAAGAAAAAGTCACAAGAGTTAGAAGTAGACAGCAAATACGACATTCTTGATAAGAAAGCTAATCAGCGTATGAAGCGTAAGGCTGCATTACACGCTGCAATGAACAAAATTCACGACCCTGACATTGCTTAAAATTCCAAAAGACTATCAAAATTCCAATACCCTAGGAAAAATTCAATAGTCAAACAAAATTCTAAAAGGGTATCAAAATTCAAATGCCCTATAGAAAATGTAATACCCTAAGATTTTATCATTTGCTTTAAAGATAGACAGGCCATGCCAATGTGATTAGGAGGCTTTTGAGCCTTTGTTTCCCATCTTGTATATGTAACCCTATGCACCCCTAAAAGCCTCGCAGCGCTCGATTGTGTAAGCCCTAGGGCTATCCTCCACTTAAGTAAGTCATACTCCATCAAATCCCCCCAATAAATTAAATAAACAATACCCCTCCTGTAGGCCATACCCCTACAGTCCTGTAGACCAGACCCCAGCAGTCCTACAGATAAGAGGGCAGCAGTCCTGTAGACGCTACCCCCTCCCTTTTAATACTCTAGACCAGCGCAATCCATCATAGAAGTCTGATTAGCGAACATTAAAGTCCTAATGGCTTTTAATGCGCTTCTAATCTGATAAATGCTATGTTCTTTCTTTTCTGAATCCTCTATGACATAACGAAGGACTGAGAACATTTCGTCATAGTCGTTATAAGCCATGTAAATAGCTTGTTCTAGAATAGCGTTGTTCATTTCTAGCTTTGCTATCTGCTCGGCTGGTGTTACTTTTTTAGCTGGTAGTTTCTTAGGTGCTGCTGTTTTCTTTGTTGTCATGGTTTATTCCCCTTGGTTAAAAATGTTTAGTCTTTCCGGAAAGCCTTAAATAAAATTGGCTTTCCAGGTAATGCCCTCAGAAATGCCAATGGCTTGCACCATTTGACGATACTCTGCAAATGTCACCCTTTTAGACTGAGGGACAAAGACAGACCCATTTTGCGGATAGTAAGTAATTAAGACCATTTTCATTCCCCTAAAATATAAAAATCTTCTTCTTTGCCGTTTAATTTGCTGCCATCCCTTGAGGTCAAGCCTATGCAGCTTTCATTTGTTTCACATAGGATTAAAAACTGGCCTATTTTGTCTTTTATGACTTTGTAATGGTCAGCAGCCCAACAAACTGACTTCCCAGCTTCTACCGCTTGTTTAATTTCGCTTGTGTTCATGTGTTTCCCCTTTAAAAATGGGCTGATGTAGCCCTTAAAACTGCTTAGATTGCGTGTATAGCGGTTAGATACCAAATAAAGTGTAAAATTCCGCCAATAAACAATGAAAGCAAAGCCGCCTGATAGTTTTTCATTAGTAACCCCTTAGAACTGTGCAAATACTATAGAGCCATTACATTCTCCAACTACTGTAGTGTTCATAGCTAAGAACTCCAAGACATCTTCATTCTCATCTAGGTTATAAGACTGGCTAATCTCTTCTGGAGTCATTTCACTATATTCACAGCAAATGGCTATGACATCTAATTCAATCTTCTCACCTGTATCCTGCTCTACATCCTCAAAATACTCATAGATAAGGTTTAAGGCTTCATAGCTAAACTGAGTGCCTCTATCCATACTATTGAAAGCATTGTGAAACTCTGAGTTGTTTACTGTCTGTATCATTTTGATTCCCCTTTAATTTACTGCGTTGAACTGTACTGCATGAATGAATTGTAGCGATGCACTACACATAGTATATTAGGACTTACCCTATGTTTGTATATTTATTTGATATTGTTGTTTTCATGCTATAGTGCGCCAATAGAATCAATGGCTTAGAGTTTAATTAAATCCTTAATTGCTGCTAGTTATAGAAAGTTTGTAAACCATGACAAATTCGTCTGATATTGTGACCATCAACGAGGATGGCTCAATAGAAAAGCCATCAAAGCGCCTCCCTCCCAACGCTGGTAAGGGTAGACCCCTAGGAGCAGTCAACAAACACACCGCTATAGCCAAAGAAGCCATAGCAAAGTTCGTAGATAAAAACAGTCCTAGAATGCAGCATTGGTTGGAGGAAGTAGCAGCAGGTATCCCAAAGACTGATAAGGAAGGCTGCATCAGATACGATAAAAACGGAGATATTGTGTGGATTGTCCCTCCTAACCCTGAAAGAGCCTTTCTCATGCTCCAGGCTGTGATGGAATACCACCTTCCCAAACTAGCTAGGCAAGAGGTCGTTGGAGATGAAACCAAGCCTCAGAGGATGGTTATATCTTGGAAGCGCCCTGAATGAGTGAAGATGGCCTATTAGAAGTAGAAATGGACTATTGCCCTCGAAAGGTCTTTGAGGACTTCCACGATAGGCAAGAGCGCTGGAGTGTCATAGTAGCCCATAGGCGCTGTGGCAAAACTGTCTTATGTATCAATGACCTTATCTATAGAGCGCTGATAGATGACAAGGAAGATGGGCGCTATGCTTATGTCGCTCCTTACTTTGCCCAGGCTAAGAGTATCGCTTTCGATTACCTTGTGAGGTTCTCTAGGCCAGTAGTCGCTAAAGTCAATCAATCGGAGCTTTGGGTAGAGTTAGTCAATGGAGCAAGAATCCGCCTATTCGGAGCAGACAATCCTGACACCTTGCGAGGCCTTTATTTGGATGGGTGTGTTTTGGATGAATATGCAGATATGAAACCCTCCATATTCGGAGCTGTATTGAGACCCTTACTTGCTGACCGCAAGGGCTGGTGCACCTTTATTGGGACTCCAAAGGGACACAACAGTTTTTGGGAGGTATATAACAATGCAACCCAAGACAAGGACTGGTATGTCAAAGTCCTGCGAGCTAGTCAGACAGGGTTACTTGATAAGGCTGAGCTAGAAGATGCAGCCAAGACTATGACCCAAGACCAATACCTTCAAGAGTTTGAGTGTGATTTCGAGTCAGCTATCCTAGGCGCTTATTACGGCAAAGAGATGCGACAGCTTACAGACCAAGGGCGGATAACCGAGGTAGAGTATGACCCCCTATTTCCAGTCCATACAGCTTGGGACTTGGGATATTCAGACGATACTGCAATCTGGTTTTTTCAAGTCGTGCATGGGGAAATCAGGTGTTTAGACTATCATTCCTCAAATGGTCAGCCAGTAGCTTTCTACGCTGGAATCATTCAGGCTAGGGAGAAAGAAAGGGGTTATGTGTATGGAACACATTGGCTACCTCATGATGCTAGAGCCAAAACCCTGTCAAGCAATAGAAGCGTGATTGAGCAACTGGGCGATAAAATCCCCATGAAAACCATTAAGATAACTCCTAACCTTAAGCTACAAGACGGAATCCAAGCCAGCCGATTAGCCTTAACTAGAACCTGGTTTGACCATAAATGCACGGATGGAATTGAGTGTCTTAGACAATACCAAAGAGAATACGATGAAGACAAAAAGGTATTCAGGGATAAGCCTCGCCATGATTGGACTTCTCATGGTGCTGATGCTTTTAGATATTTGGCGCTAACTTGGAAAGATGAAGCAAAGATTGCAGACCTTGAAGCACCTATTAGAGGGGTGTTTGTTGGTCAAACTGATGTTAGTCTTAATGACCTTTGGAAAGAAACCAAAGTAAAAGCAAACATTAGAATATAAAAAAGGTAAAATAATCAAACATTTCGCCAAATATTTAAACATTAAGGCAATTCTATGGCAAACGATAAAGCAACGATAGACCATTCTTATGAAGATTGGTACAAAACAATTATGGGCTATGAGCGCTCATTTAAGCGTTGGGAAGCCAGAGTAGACCGCATTGTAAAGAAATATAAAGATGATTCCAGATATGACCGCAATCCTAACGCAAGATTTAACATACTCTGGAGCAATGTTCAAACTATTCAGCCAGCTATCTTTGCAAGACTTCCTCGCCCTGATGTTAGCCGTAGATTTAGGGACAATGACCCCATAGGGCGTGTAGCCTCAATGATGCTTGAGCGAGCTTTAGAGTTTGAGATTGAGCATTATGGTGACTACAAGTCTGCAATGAACAACGCAGTATTAGACCGCTTATTAGGTGGTCGTGGCGTTAGCTGGGTTCGTTATGAGCCGCACATTGTTGGCGAAATGTCTGATGAAGCTGATGGCGCACCTGATGATGGCTTTCAAGTTACTGAAAACAGCGATGAAGCTGAAACTCCAGAAGGTATGGAAAATGAAAACCAAGAGCGTATTGAGTATGAGTGCGCCCCTGTAGATTATGTCCATTGGAAAGACTTTGGACACACAATCGCTAGGACTTGGGAAGAAGTAACTGCTGTATGGCGCAAAGTCTATATGAGTCGCCCAGCATTGGTTGAGCGTTTTGGTGAAGAACTTGGCGGAAAAATACCGCTTGATACCAAGCCTGATGACCTCAAACAATCTTACAAATCTGATGATGGTGTATATGAGGCTCTAGTCTATGAAATCTGGGACAAAGAAACAGGAAAAGTATTGTGGATTTCTAAGTCCCTCGGAAAGATATTGGATGAGCGTGATGACCCACTTGGTTTGGAAAACTTTTGGCCTTGTCCTAAACCCTTATACAGCACCCTCACAACTGATAGCCTTGAGCCAATACCTGACTTCGTCATTTACCAAGACCAGGCAAGAGAGTTAGATGTTCTGTGCGACAGGATTGATGGCTTAATCAACGCTCTCAAAGTGCGTGGTGTATATGACGCCTCTAACAGCGAATTAGCACGATTATTCTCTGAAGGCGAAAACAACACCTTGATTCCAGTAAACAACTGGATGGCATTTGCTGAAAAGCAAGGCATGAAAGGTGCTATTGACCTTGTAGACATAGCCCCATTTGCTAGTGCATTGCAACAATGTTATCAAGCAATGGAGCAAGTTAAGGGTCAAATCTATGAATTAATGGGTATTGCTGATATTCAGCGTGGTCAAACAGACCCAAGCGAAACCCTTGGCGCACAGATTATCAAGTCAAACAACGCTGCTGGTCGCTTAAAGACTCAGCAACACGCAGTTGTAGACTTTGCTACCTCATTACTGACCATTAAAGCGCAGATTATTTGCAATCACTTTACTGATGAAACGCTGATTCAGATTTCTGGTGCAATGCAACTGTCTGAACAAGATAAAGCCTTGATTCCACAGGCTATGGCCTTATTGCGTGATGAAGCCAGCAAGAATTTCCGCATAGAAGTTACTTCAGATTCAATGATTTACCAAGATGAGCAGCAAGAAAAAGCAGACCGTATCGCTTTCTTAGCAGCCGTTGGTCAATATATGCAAATGGCTTTGCCTGCTGCACAAGCAAGCCCAGAATTGACCCCAATGTTATGCGAAATGCTGAAGTTTGGCGTTACAGCGTTCAAAGCTGGCAAGCAACTTGAGGGCATTATTGACGAAACAGCCGATAAACTGCGTCAACAGGTAAAAGATGCTGAAGGCAAGCCTAAACCACCTTCACCAGAGCAGCAAAAAATGCAAATGCAGATGCAACTTGAGCAATCTAAAATGCAAGCAGAGCAACAGAAGATGCAAGTCGAGTCACAGCTTGAGCAGCAGAAGATGCAGATGGAAATGCAGCTTGAGAAGGCTAAACAAGAGTACCAGGCTCAAGAAAATCAGCTTAAATTCCAGTTGGAAAACGACAGAAATGAGCGTGAGGCACAGTTTACTGCTCAATTAGAGCAAATGAAGCTAGAGGCTAGTAAGCAGAAGTCACAAGAAGAAAACAACAAGTCTATTCTTGTCGCTTACTTAGACAATGCAACAAGACTCGAAACTGCTCGTATTGGTGCTGGACTAGATGACGGCTCTGCCGCCTATATGGAAAGCGTTGAACAAGCTAAAATACTACAAGACTCTATGGGGTACTCACAAATGGCAGACCATCCACTTAAACCAGCTTTAGACCAAATGCAATTGAGCAATCAGCAGTTGACAGAAATGTTGGCAGCTTTGATAACCAAAATGCATGAGCCTAAAACCATTATGCGTGGGCCTGACGGCAAAATTACTGGAGTCCAATAATGGCTATTACAGTAAAGCACACTAAGGTATCAACAATACCTGACGGAGATGACACATCGTTAATCCGCCCATCAGATTGGAATGAAGACCATCAATTAGTAGGAACTGTCCCTGTAGCTAACGGTGGTACTGGCGCAGCAACCTTAACTGGTTATGTAAAGGGTAATGGCACAGCAAATATGACAGCTAGTGCAACTGTACCTAGTACAGACATTACTGGTCTTGGCACAATGTCTACCCAAAATAGTAATAACATATCTGTTACTGGCGGTTCTATTACAGGAACTACAGTAGCAGGGTATGTACCTACAACTACGACTATTACAGCAGGAACAGGCTTAACAGGCGGTGGCGATTTATCTACTAACCGTACTTTAGCCATTGCAAATACCGCAGTTACGGCTGCTGCTTATGGTTCAGCAAGCAAGACTTTGACTGCTACTGTCAATGCACAAGGCCAACTAACCTCATTAGCTGATACCAATATTGCTATTGCAAACACACAAGTTTCAGGACTTGGAACTGCCTCTACCAAAGATGCAGGTGCGGCATTAGGTGTAGCAACCCTAGATTCAGGCGGTAAAGTACCTATTTCAGAACTTCCTGCCGCAGTATTGGGCGCATTAAATTATCAAGGAACTTGGGATGCAAGCACTAATACTCCTGCTCTTACTTCCTCTGTTGGTACTAAAGGTTATTACTATGTTGTTAGCGTTGCTGGTAGCACTAACCTTAACGGCATTACAGATTGGTTGGTGGGCGATTGGGCGGTATTTAACGGGTCGGTATGGCAAAAAGTAGATAACACCGATTCGGTAACTAGCGTTAATACTTTGACTGGCGCAGTAGTTCTTACTACTACAAACATTGCCGAAGGTACAAATGAATACTTTACAACTGCTAAGGCTAGGGCTTCTGTAAGTGCTGGAACTGGCATTAGTTATGTTTCAGGCACAGGCGTAATTACCAATTCTTTGCCTGACCAAGTTGTTTCTTTAACTGGTGCAGGTACAACTACAGTTACTGGTACATACCCTAGCTTCACTATTACTTCTACTGATTCTAAGGTTGGTGATGTAGTAGGCCCAGCTTCTGCAACAGACAACGCAGTAGCTAGGTTTGACACAACTACAGGCAAATTGATTCAAAACAGCGTAACCCTTATTGATGACACAGGCAATGCAAGTGGCATCCTTTCCCAGCAATTTAGCAATGGTTCAGCCGTAACTTTAGCCGCAGGAAAGATGTGGTATGACGGCTCTACTGGTGCTTGGAACGCTGGTATGGGTGGTGGCAACATTACCCAGCAAATTGGTGAAGAATTGTTTGTTTATGGCAAAGCAAGTGCCGCTATTACTGATAGCCCATTACAAATTGTTTACCATACAGGCACAGTAGGGGCTAGTGGAGTTATTACTTTTGCTCCAACTATTGCAGGAATTACCGATGAAAACGCCATTATTGGTGTTGCAACGGAAAGCATTGCTTTAAACGGATTTGGTCGTGTTACTTCTTTTGGCGTGGTTCGTGGTATTACCACTAACGGCACAGCGTTTGGTGAAACATGGGCAGATGACGATGTCATTTGGTACAACCCTGTTACTGGCAACCCAACTAAAGTAAAACCTTCTGCACCTAATATTAAGTTTCAAATTGGTACTGTAATTAAAGCTGGTTCAGGCGGCTCAGGTTCATTTCAAGTTAATTTAGTGCAAGGTACAGCACTTGGCGGCACAGACTCCAATGTCAAAATAACAACCGTAGCCAATACCGATTTATTGCAATACGATTCAACACTACAGTATTGGAAGAATGTCCCAGCAAGCACTATTGCCGCAGGTTCTGTCATTCAGAATTTGACATCAGGTACTGGTATTTCATACAGCACAGGAACTACTTATAACGGTTCTACTGCTATTACCGTCAATAACTCAGGCGTTACTTCTGCTGTAGCAGGAACTGGAATTAGTGTAAGTGGTGCTACAGGTGCAGTTACAGTAACTAATACTGCTCCTGACCAAACTGTAGCTTTGACTGCTGGAACTGGTATTTCTACAAGCGGTACTTATCCTAACTTTACAATTACCAACACAGCCCCTGACCAAACAGTAGCCATTACTGGTGCTGGCGGTGCAGTCGTTACTGGTACTTACCCTAACTTTACCGTTACAACTCCTAGCGGCACAGTCACTAGCGTTACAGCAACTAGCCCAGTAGCCTCTACAGGCGGCACAACTCCTGTAATTAGTATGCCAGCCGCCACAACAAGCGTAAGCGGTTATCTGACAAGCACAGATTGGACTACATTTAACAACAAGTCTAATACTACTGGTACGGTTACTAGCGTAGCTACAGGCACAGGATTAACTGGTGGCCCTGTTACTAGCACAGGCACAATTAGCCTAGCCAATACTGCTGTTACCCCAGCCGCTTATACAAATGCCAACATTACTGTAGACGCACAAGGTCGTATTACTGCGGCTTCTAGCGGTTCTGCTGGCGGTGTTACATCATTCCAAACATCATTAAGCGGACTAACACCGTCTACAGCGACAACAGGCGTAGTGACTTTAGCTGGTACTTTAGGGGCTACAAGCGGTGGAACTTCCCAATCTACCTATACAACTGGCGATATTCTTTATGCTAGTGCTTCTAACACTTTATCTAAGCTAACCGTAGGCTCTACTGGACAAGTATTGACTGTGGCTGCTGGTGCGCCATCTTGGGCTACTGCGGCTGGTTCAAACATTACCACGCTAGGACTATATGAAAACTCAGCTACTATTAGCGCAAACTACACAATCGGCACAGGAAACAACGCTATGAGTGCAGGCCCTATCACCGTAAGCACAGGCTACACCGTCACCGTGCCTACTGGTAGCACTTGGACTGTTGTGTAATGTTTCAAACGGCTTTTCAAGCAAATGCGTTTCAAAACAATGCTTTTCAGATTGTTATTACCCCTACCAATGTTAAAAATGGTGGGGATGATGCGCCATTTACAAGGGAAGAATTAAGACGCTACAGGGCTATTCAAAAGAAGTTAAGAATAGCTGAACAAAAGCGAATTGAAGCATTAAAGACAGACCAAGATGCTCGTAAGCAGGCCATTCGTGATTTGGTTGACCCACAGCCAAAAGTAAGCAAACGCAAACAAAAAGAACTACAATCCAATCAAGCAGTTAGCGCTGATACACCGTCACAGCTAATCAACATTGACAAGTACATCGCTAATCTTGTAAGACAACAACAAGACCTGTTTGATGCGGTGCAACTAAGACAAGCTCAAGCTCTTTTAGAGCAAGAGTTAGCAATCTTAGAAGCAAAGCGCCTAGCAGAATTAGACGATGAGGAAGCATTATTACTACTGTTATAAATCCCCACGCAGAATATAAGAAATCTTACGAACACCTGCATGCTGGTCGCTATGACGCTGGCTTTAGACTGTTTGAATACCGTTGGCATCCTGAGATTATTGCCAACCAAGTAAGCGAATACACTAAAAAGCCACCAAAACCACAAGTATGGCGTGGTGAGTCACTTTTAAATAAATCTATTGTTGTCCAAATGGAGCAAGGCTTTGGCGACATCTTTATGTTTGCTCGTTTTCTGCCTTTTCTTAAGATTATGGGCGCACAAAAAGTTGTATTGCTGACTCATGGCTCATTGCTTGGAGTTTTAGGGCAATTTGAGTGCATTGATGTGCTGACTAATCAGCCAGAATGTGCTGATGTTGTGGAATGTGACTACTGGCTTGGCAATATGAGCCTTCCTTATTACATTTCCTGCGCTAACAAGTATGCAAAGTCATTATTCCCCTTAACAACTAAGAAAATCGTTGGTTCTGAAGGTTATATGGATGCAAAACCTTCCAATATTGAGCCAAAAATAGGGGTAAATTGGGGCGCAAGTCGCAACATTCTCTTTCATATTAAGTCTATTGCAGACCACAAAATGTACGAATTAGTAGGGGATAACGCTTATAGCCTTTCCCCAGAGCATGACGGATTTTTCCACCCATTACCTAATGACGGCTGGAAAACCGACTGGGCGGTCACAGCAAGCCATTTAAAGGCTATGAAGGGCATTGTGACGGTAGATACAGGCACAGCCCATTTAGCAGGCGCATTGGGCGTTAAAACCATTGTGTTGCTACCCAAAGAAGAATACATCTGCTGGCGTTGGAAAAACGGTAGTTGGTATGACTCTGTTGTTGCATTGCGTCAAGAAGAATATAGCAAAGTACCTGAACTTTTAAGGAGAATGTAATGGTTTGCCCTAAGTGTGGATATAGCGAAGGAAATCATGTCAAGGCTAAACAGTCTGATGAAGATTTCTTTATTGAATGGTGGACACCGACCATTGGCGAGGAAGCTGCTAAAGCCTCTTGGCTAGATAAAGTTGCCATGAAAACTAGGGAAGCGCCTATGGTGATGTCTGACATCCCAGGGCATATATCTATGGCTGATGGCTCATGGGTAGATAGCCGTTCTAAGCACCGAGAAAACCTAAAGCGTAATGGATGTGTTGAATTAGGAAACGATGTACCAATGCAGCGCAAAGAAGCAACAATCAGCACAAAGTCCCAAGAAGCAAGAAAGCGTCAAATTGCGGAATTGGCTTATGCAAAACTTAACTACCGATAACTTGGAGAAACTATGTCAGAAGAACAATTAGACCGCAGAAGTATGTTAGAAGCAGCAATGGAAGAAGCAGAGGTTATTGATGAAAAACCCTTGGAAACAGAGGAGATTCGCAGCGAAGATAATGCCGAGGAGTCCCTTGAAACGCAAATTAGCCCTACAGACGACAAAGAGCCTGCCCAGAGTGTTTCATCTGATGAACCTACGGATTCGTATGAAGAACCGCAGGAGAAGTCTGTAAGTCGCCCATCTACATGGAAAAAAGAATATGTCCAGATTTGGGACAAAATGGAAAAAGGCGAGCAGATTTCCAAAGAAGATTTCACTAAATTTGCCGAATACGCCAACCAGCGTGAGTCTGAATACAAGAAAGGCGTAAGCACTTATAAGGCTGAAGCTGACCGTGCTAAGGGCTATGAGGAGGCTATTGCTCCATTTGTGCCTGAGTTGCAAGCACAAGGAATTACCCCTGCCGCATGGATTAATAACCTTGGTAGAGCGCACATGGTTTTGTCAAAAGCGCCCTATGACCAGAAAGTGCAAATGTTTCAAAGACTTGCACAAGATTATGGAATACAATTAAATGGAGAAGGTCAATTTGCAGCACCACCGCAAGTTGATGTTTACACGCAACAACTGATGAACCAGCTAAACATGGTGAATCAAGAGGTTTCATCTATTAAAGGTCGGTTTGCCCAAGAGGAAAGCCAACGCTTAATGGGTGAAATTGAAAGACATAGAAGTGATGTGGAGAAGTTTCCGCATTTTGATGTGGTAAGGGAAGAAATGGCTCAATTACTTGAGCTAGGGAAAGCCCAAGACCTAGAAACGGCCTACAAGAAAGCCGTGCGTATGAATGATGATGTTTGGGAATTAGAAAAGGAAAAACTCCTTAGTACAGCCAAAAATCAAGCATCCAAAGCACAGCAAGTAGCGAAGGCTAAGGCGGCAGCAGTAAGTCCGAAATCCGTTACTCCTAGCGGAAAGGTGGCAGAACCTGGCGATAAAAAGGATAGACGGTCTTTATTGTCCGAGCAATTAGGCGAGGCAATGAGCCGCAGGGTTTAACTAGCCAATTTTGGCGCATTTTTTTTAAGGATAATAATCATGGCATTTGCTAACTCAGCAATCACCGATATTATCGCTACAACGATTCAAAGTCGTAGCGGTGAATTGGCAGATAACTTAACACAAAACAACGCAATTCTTCAGCGCTTGAACCAGAAGGGCAATGTACGCCCATTCTCAGGCGGTAATGTGATTTTGGAAGAAATCATGTATGACGATAGCGCAACTAACAACGCTAACTCTTATAGCGGATATGAAGTATTGAACATTGCTCCAGATAGCCCTATTTCTGCTGCTCAGTTCAAAATTGCTCAATACGCAGACTCAGTAACTATGTCTGGTCTTGAAATGTTACAAAACAGCAGCAAAGAAGCAATCATCGACTTGTTAGATGGTCGTATGCAAGTTTCTGAAGCTCGCTTGTTGAACCGCATTTCTGGTGACTTGTATGGTGATGGTACTGGTAACGGTGGTAAAAACTTGGATGGTTTGGGCGCTGCTGTAGCTGCTGTTCCAACTTCAGGTACTTACGGTGGTATTAACCGTGCAGTATGGACATTCTGGCAAAACCAAATCACTACTGGTGCTACTTCTGCAAACATCTTGGCTTCTATGACTACTGCTGCTATCAAGCAGATTCGTGGTACAGACAAAGCTGACTTAATTGTTGCTGGTAACACTATGTATCAATACTATGTAGGCGCATTGCAGTCTATTCAGCGTATCGCTGCTGAAGAGTCTGGCGCTGCTGGTTTCGCTTCCCTCAAGTTCTACGGTGGCGGTACTTCTGCTGATGTGGTATTAGGTGGTGGTTATGGTTCACAAGAAACAGCTACATATATGTATATGTTGAACACTAACTACATTTTCCTCCGCCCACATAAAGAGCGTAATTTCGTTCCTATCGGTGGTGAGCGCCAGTCAATTAACCAAGACGCAATCGTGAAGTTATACGGTTGGGCTGGTAACTTGACTACTTCAAACAGCTTCCTACAAGGCTTGTTGACAACCTAAAAGCTAGGGGGAAACCCCTACTTTTTAAATGTCTAATTAATTAATAAAGGAAATAAATCATGGCTTTTACAACACTACCCATTGCAGGTACAGACCTGGTAGATATTCAAACCGTTGCAGAAATGGCATTAAATGGCGGCACAGTTCCAAACTTTGGCCCATTAGGCACACAAACATTTGCTAACGATGGTAAGCGTTATGTTTGGGCAAAAGCTGGTGAGGCTATTACAGCTTCTACAGCAACTTGCTCAGTCAATACGACTACTTTTGTAGCAACTGCTTCTGCTGGTACTTACGCAGCCCCAATCTTCACAATGGCTTCAGGTGATTATGGTTGGTTTAGCAAGGCTTCAGTCTAAAAATTGAAGATGTAGTAAAAACTGGGATTCCCTCACAAGGGGAGTCCCTTTTATTTTTTTATAACCCCCTAACCACTTAGGAGCATTAAAAATGGCAATAGATAGCGATACTCAAGGTGCAGATGCACGATTAGCAGTCCAATTCTATAAAAAAAGCGTTAAGCAAGACATCGCTTCAGACGAAGCTGGTAGACCGATTTTTAAAGAATTTGATTTTGTCCGCATTATGATTCCTGGCGATAATTTGACAGAAATTGACACATACGCTCAAGAGTCCCATAAACAGCGTTTTCCACGCCAATGGGCGCATTACCAAAACCAAGTAGTAAACCATGAAAATATTATTGGTACGCCTTTAGACCAATGGCCTCAAATTACTCGTAGCCAAGCTGATGAATTGCGTGGGCTTAAATTCCACACAGTAGAGTCTATTGCTGACTGCTCTGACCAACAACTTCAGAGAATTGGCATGGTTGCAGGGATGTCACCGCATAATTTCCGCATAAAAGCCAAAGCTTTCTTGAATTTAGCTACTGATTCTGCCGAAGTTGCTCAAAGGCAAGCAGAATTAGAAGCATTACGCCAAGAAAATGATAAAATCAAGGCAGAAACAGATGCGAAGCTGGCTGCTATGCAAGAGCAGATGTCAGCGCTACTTGCGGCTGTTGCGGAAAATACTCCCAAAAAACGCAAACCAAAAGTAGAAGCAGAGGTCTAATATGTCCCAAACGATGTTGCAACTTGTACAACAAACAGCAGCAGAGCTAAATTTGTCTGTACCAAGCTTTGTTATTGGCAATCCTTCCCAAGATGTACAGCAAATCCTAGCCCTGATGAATGGCTCAGGATATGACCTCATCAAGGAATACGATTGGCAAGCATTACAAGTGCAATATCGTTTTTACACTCAATCTATAACCGCCAACGCCACAACTGTCAATGGTTCGTATAACTTGACTTTTGAGGCTGGCACAGATTTAAGTGCTGTTGACAGTCAATGGCAGTTAACAGGCTATAACATTCCTCAAGACACTTATGTTGTCAGCGCCAATAACACTACAAAAGTAGTAGTTATGAGCCAAATGGCTACTGGTAACGGAATACAGTCAGTAGTCTGCGCTCAGACTGCTTATGACCTTCCTGCCGACTTTGAAACCATTACTAACCGCACCCAATGGGATAAATCCAAGCATTGGGAAATGTTAGGGCCTGAAGATGCACAGCAATGGCAATGGCTCAAGTCTGGTTATATTTCTACTGGCCCAAGAGTACGCTGGAGAATATTAGATAACCAATTCCAAATATGGCCTGTAATGAATACCAATGAGTATTTAGGCTGGGAATACCGCAGCAAAGGTTGGGCAAGAAGCGTAAATGGAGCTATTAAAAACAGCTTTACTGCTGATGATGACACAACGGTTTTAGATGACCGTGTCATGGTTTTGTCTGCAAAACTTAAGTATTTCCAAATCAAGTCTTTTGACACTACTTCATTAACTCAAGATTACCAGCGCTATTTATCTATTGCTAAGTCTAACGACAAGGGCGCAGCTAACTTGTCATTTGCTCCTTACCCATCTAAGGTACTTATTGGTTACGCTAATATCCCTGATACTGGTTATGGAAGCTAATTATGATTTTAGGACAAGCTAAGAAGTTTTCAGCAAATACAGCCAGCTTACCATCCCCTATTGGTGGTTGGAACGCTAGGGATTCGTTAGCAGAAATGAATCCTTTGGATGCTGTCCAAATGGTTAACTTCTATCCAACCCCTTCTGATGTAACTCTTAGACAGGGCTATACAAAGAGTTCTATAGGCATTACTGGTGAAGTTCAAACCTTAATGAACTACAGTAGCCCTACAGTACAAAAGCTATTTGCAGTCAATAATAATGGCGATATTTACGATGCCTCTACTGCTACAGCTATTTCTGCTTTCCCTGTAAGCCTAGGTAACGGCAAGCTACAACACTCAATGATTACAACGGCTGGTGGCTCGTTTTTAGCCGCAGTCAATGGTGCAGACCCAATGGTTGTTTATAACGGCACACAATGGGTAAAATCTGCTGCTACATCAACACCGCAGACAATCCTTACCCTTACTAGAGGTGGCACAGGCAACCTTACGGCAACTGCCACTACTACTGTTGCTCATGGTTTAGTAACAGGCAATCAAATTACTGTAACTGGTGCTACACCTGCACAATTTAATGGTGTTTATAGAATTACAGTTACTGGCGCTACAACCTTTACTTACACAATGGCAACTGCGCCAAGTGGCGATGCAACTGTTGTAGGCACTTATGCTGTTAACTTTTACATAACTGGCGTAGATGGCGACAAATTAGTAGGAATTAACCTTTTTAGGGACAGACTGTTTTTTGTACAAGAACAAAGTCTCACTTTTTGGTATTTGCCTGTTGACTCTATTAATGGTGCGTTAACTAGCTTTAACCTTGGCGGCATTGCTCGCTCAGGCGGTTATTTGCAAGCTATGGGTACATGGACTATTGACGCTGGTTATGGAGTAGATGACTATGCAGCCTTTGTTACTAGCCAAGGCGAAGTCATTGTTTATAAAGGTGGAAATCCTTCAGACGCTAATGATTGGAGTCTAATTGGCGTATTCCAAATGGGTCAAACCTTTAGCCGTAGATGCTTTTTTAAATGGGCTGGCGACTTACTTTTGCTAACTCAAGATGGTTTAGTGCCTATGGCTTCAGCGCTTCAATCTAGCCGTTTAAACCCTAAAATTAACATTACCGATAAGATTTACTACGCTATTAGCCAAGCTGCTGATTTATATTCAGCTAACTTTGGCTGGCAGATTAATTATTTTGCCAAGTTTAATATGCTCATTATTAACATTCCTGTTGGAAGCGGAAAATACGAGCAATATGTAATGCATACCATTACTAAGTCTTGGGCTAGATTTACTAATATCAACGCTGCCTGTTTTGAGTCAAGTGGCGAAGATATGTACTTTGGTGGTAACGGTTTTGTCGGTAAATACTATAACGGTTTTTCAGACGCTGGCTCTAACATTACCGCTACCGTACAGCAAGCCTATTCTTATTTTGACAGTCGTGGACAGCAAAAACGATTCACAATGGTAAGGCCTGTATTTCAACTTCAAGGTGCTTTACCAACTGTTTTATGCGGTCTAAGTACCGATTTTGAGGTTCAGGATTTGAGCCAAAGCCTTAGTTTTAACCCTGCTTTAAACCAAACTGGTATTTGGGATGCTGGCACATGGGATGCTAAAAAATGGGGTGGTAGCGTTATTAGCAAAGAATGGCAAGGCGTTACTGGAATTGGTTATTGTGGCTCAATTAGCTTAAATACCGCCTCCCAAGGTTTAGAATTACATTGGGCTTCAACTGACTTTGTAATGGAAAAAGGAGGGGTACTGTAATTGCGTAGGGTGAGCACAGAAAACCAGCAATATATGGGGGATTGGCTGGTTCGTATGATGAACCACCCATTACCAACAGAAACAGTATGTATAGGTCAAGAATTAGATGGTAATTTAGTAGCAGTCGTAGGGTTTTGTAGCTTTATGCCAAATGCGTGTCAAATGCATGTTGCGGCAGTAGGTGAAGTGAATTGGATGAGTCGAGATTTGCTGTGGGCGGCTTTCGATTATCCCTTTAATAAACTTGGAGTTAGCGTTATACTAGGGCAAATTTGTGGCAGTAATGAAGATGCCCTAAGATTGAACCGACACCTTGGTTTTAAAGTGGTAGCCGAAATCCCAGATGCTCACATGGATGGTGACTTAGTGATTATGGCTATGAGGCGTGAAGATTGTCGATTTCTCGACATCAAATGCCCTTTAAGGACAGCAAGAGGAGAATGACATGGGTGGTGGTGGATTTTTAGGATTAGGGCCTGCGCCAAGTGCGCCTGATGCCCCAGATTACGCAGGTGCAGCGTCACAGACTGCGGCTGGTAATTTAGCTGCTGCTCGTCAAGCTACGGCTGCAAACCGTGTAAACCAATACACTCCATACGGCTCTTTAGAGTACAAGATTAATCCTGAATCACAATGGGATATTTATGGCAACCCTACATGGTCGTCAACACAAAATCTTGCTCCTGAGCAACAACAGTTATTAAACATTCAAAATCAAACTAGCCTTAATCTTGGCAATTTACAAAATCAAGGTCTTAAATATGTAGAAAACATGATTTCTAAGCCATTTGATACAAGTCAACTGGCTCAAACAGGTATTAATCCTGGCGAAACTATGCAAGATTCTATTATGCGTAGACTTCAGCCTCAGATTGAGCAAAATCGTGAAGCGTTTGATGTCAAAATGGCTAATCAGGGTATACCAGTAGATTCTGAAGCCTACAGAAGGGCAGCATTGACACAAAGTCAAAAAGAAAACGATTTGATGACAAGCGCTGTTATTCAAGGTACAAACACAGGTCTTGCCGCAAATCAACAGGGCTTTGGTCAACTTGGTTATATCCGCAACGAACCTATTAATACGCTTAACGCTATTCGTTCAGGCTCACAAGTAACCAACCCTAGTTATATTTCTAACATTCCACAGCAGGCTACAACTGCTGGTGCTGATATGTTAGGTGCTAGTCAAATGGGCTACAACGCTCAAATGGGTGACTTTAATGCAAAACAAGCTGCTCAATCAAACTTTAACCAAGGTTTAATGGGTCTTGGTGGCGCAGGAATTATTGCTATGTCTGACATTCGCACTAAAGAACATATTGAGCCTGTTGGTGTATTAGCTAATGGTTTAAATATGTATAAATATGAATACAAAGATGAGTTTAAAGACCATCCGTTAGCTGGTCATGGTACACATTATGGTGTTATGGCTCAAGAAGTTGAGCAAGTATTCCCTTATGCAGTTAAGACTCTTGATGACGGCTATAAAGTCGTAGATTACGGACTTTTATGAACCCATATGTTCAATTTCAACAAATGCAAGACCAACAAGGTTTACAGCCTGTTTTTCAAAACATTGGTCAACAACAGGCTATGCAAAATGCTGCTCTTGATGAGCAAAATCAACAAGTTATGCAAGCTGGTCAAACCGCACCAGGTGGGGCTGGTGCAAACCAATTAGCTATGGCTATGGCATTGCGTAAAAAAGACCCTAACGCAACATCAAATTTTGGCGCAAGAACAGATATGGCTATGAATTCACAAGCATCACCTTATTTACAAAACCAAGTTTCTCAATTAGGTAGTAGCACTTCAAATCCATTTAGTAACTACAACATGGGTACTAATGGATGGGGAAATTTCGGAGAATAATATGGCAGACGGATACAATCTTGGTCAAGCTGGCACAATGTCAGCAGAAGAATTTGCTCAACAACAACAATTAAATCGCCAGCAACAAATGGCCGCTTTGTTGATGCAGCAAGGTCAAAAACAAACACAAGGCCAAATGATTGGCAATCGCTTTGTTGCTCCTTCCTTTTTTCAAAACATTTTGCCATTAGTTCAAACTGCTGTTGGTACTTACATGGGCGAAAAAGCAGATACAAAAGCCGCTAAATTAGCACAAGCAATTAGATTAAATAAAGCTGATGCTGAGCAAGACATTATTAATAAAATGACTCCTCAAGAATCAAGAGAAGCAGGAATTCTTGGCCCTAATGGAAAAATGACAACACAAACAACGGCTGATATGTATGGTGCTGATATGCAATTAAACCCTGTTTATCAAAAAGTTGAAGCTCAACAAGCAAGAGGACCAGATTATGCTGGTGCTTTAAAGGCTATTCGTACAAACCCTTATGGCGCTGGTAAAGAAATGATGTCAGAAGTGCTTAAGAAACAATTAGGCCCTGATAAACCTAGCGACCAATTAGGTTATGAGCTTGCTCAATCACAAGGTTTTCCAGGAACATTTTTGGATTGGAAAGTTGGTTTAGCAACCGCAGGCGCTGGTCGCACATATACAAATATTCAAAATCAACTACCATTTAAAGAGCAAATCCAAAAAGGCGCTGCTGAAAAATTAATAGGAAATTTTGAAACATTACAAAATGTGCCTGCTGCATTGGCTAATATGGACAAAATGATTGCTTTGTCTAAACAACCTATTTATGCAGGTGTTGGTGGCGAAACTAAATTGCAAATTGCCAAATTGTTTAATAACAACTTTGGCACAAACATTTCTCCAGAAACAGTTAAAAATACTGAAGAATTTAAGTCTGCTGCTTACATGGGTATTATGGACAATCTTAAAAAGACAGACTCCAACCCAACAATGGCTCAACAAAATGCTCTTAAGGAAGCTATTGGTAGCTTAGGAACAGACCCTGCTGCTATTCCAAGAGTTGTTGGTGTAATGCGTGATGTATTGGTTAATAAAGCAACTCAACATAATGAGCTTGTAAGACAAACTATGCAAAAAGGCGTTGAATACCCATTTAGCATTGAAATTCCTTTGCCAAAAACAGCGCCTGCACCAGGCAATAGCGTAAGGTCTTTAGCTGACGAAATCCTTAATAGGAAACCACAATAATGGCTAGTGCTGACGACTACGCTACATGGATTGTTAATAATCAGAAACTGCAAGGCACTTCTGAATTTAATACTGTTGCTCAAGCCTATAAAGAAGCAATAATGCAAGAATCCACTTCTGCACAACCACAAAAAGCACAAATACCTGCTTATCAATCCGCTATTGTAGGAGCTGGAAAAGGTGTAACTGACCCTTTATTGGCTGCTGGACAATATGTTGGTGGCAAACCTGCTGAATTTTCTAATGAAGTATTACGCAGAATGAAACCATATCAAGAAGCCAATCCAATGACATTTGGTGCTGGTCAAATTGGTGGCGGTGTTTTATCTGGCGGTGCTTTAATGAAAGGTGCTGGCATGATTCCTAGTTTTGCTAAAGCTGGCCCTTATATTCAAGGTTCTGCAATAGGTGGAATGATGGGTGTTTTAACCCCCAACGAACAAGGTAAATCAGGTCTTGATATGCTTGCAGAAGCTCCACAAAAAGCATTAGTTGGCGCTGGCGGTGGTGTTTTGGGAACAAGTTTAGGGCGTGGTATTGCTAATGTAGTAGCGCCTAAATTAGATGCTGCTGTTAAAAAACTTATTGGCGAAGGTGTTAATTTGACCCCTGGTCAAATGATGGGTGGCATGGCACAAAGAATAGAAGATAAGTTAACTAGCGCACCTTTGCTTGGTGACATCATTCAATCATCAAAAACCAAAGGTATTGAGGAATTTAATAAAGCCGCATACCGCAGAGCGCTAGAGCCTATTGGCGGAAAAGTGCCTCAAGAAACAGGCCGTGCTGGCATGGAATCTGTAAAAAATCAACTTTCTACTGCTTACAACACTTTGTTGCCAAAACTTACTTACAAACCTGACAATCAATTTTTAAATAATGTAACAAATTTGCAAAAAGAAGTTACTGGTATTACGCCAGAAGATGCTGCAAAAGTAGCTTCAGTAGTCAATAATGTTGTTTCAAGCCGTTTAGATAAAAATGGTGAAATCAAAGGCGAAGTATATAAAGTTATTGAAGAAAAACTTGGCGGCCTTGCAAAAACATATAAAGCAAGCGCAGACGCAGACCAAAAATTAATGGGCGATGCTTATGCTACTTCTTTAAATGAATTGCGTCAAAATTTAGCAAGAAATAACCCTAAATACGCTGAACAATTAAACAAAATAAATACAGGTTTTGCTAATTTTGCAAGATTGCGTGGCGCTGGACAAATGGCTAACACGCAAGAAATGTTTATGCCAAGCCAATTGGCTAATGCAGTAAGGGCTGCCGATAAATCATCAGGAAAAGGCGCTACAGCTACTGGAAATGCTTTATTGCAAGACCTTTCAGACGCTGGTGTACAAGTATTACCAGCCACAATTCCTGACACAGGAACTGCTGGTCGTTCTGCTATAAATTCCCTTTTTGGCGCTTTATTAGGCGGTGGTGGCGCTGCAACTGCTCAATCACACCCTGTGGCTACAGGAACTGCCGCTTTATTAGCAACTGCTGCTGCTGCGCCTTATGCTCCTGGAGTTCGCAATTTAGTTACAATGTTAGGCGGAAAACGACCAGAAGCAATACAAAAATTAGCAGATTTAATTCGTGAATCATCACCATATTTAGCTGCTCCAGGCGCACAAAAAGCAGTAGAAAAATCGGAGAATAAATAATGAGTAGAAACGGCACAGGAACATATAACCTACCTGCTGGTAATCCAGTAGTTACAGGCACAGTTATTGCCTCTACATGGGCAAATAGCACCCTTACAGACATTGCTTCAGCCTTAACTGGTTCTGTTGCTGCTGATGGTCAAACACCTATGGTTGGTGATTTGGACATGAATACTAACAAAATTGTTAATCTTGAGCCTGGCACAGTAGCTGGTAATGCTATTGAATATGACCAATTTGTAGCCGCTACTACTACCGCAGTTAATATTACTGGCGGTACGATTAATGGTACTACCATTGGTGCTACAACCCCTTCTACTGGGGCTTTTACTAATTTAAGTGCTAGTGGCACATTGACTGTAACTGGAGTTGCTACATTTGCAGCAAATAGTCAATTTAACGGTACTGGCGCATTAAAACTGCCAGTAGGCACAACTGCACAACAACCTAGCCCTGTAGCTGGAATGATTCGCTATAACACGACATTAGGTCAATTCCAAGGTTATGGAGTAGCTTGGGGTTCTATTGGTGGTGGTGCTACAGGCGGTGGTTCAGACCAAGTATTTAACTTAAATGACCAAGTAGTAACTACTGATTATACGATTGCCTCTACTAAAAACGCTTCTAGCGCAGGGCCAATTTCAATAAATACAGGTGTTACAGTTGTAATTAGTACTGGTTCAAATTGGGTCATAGTGTGAAAATTTGTTGTAAATGCAAAGAAAGTAAAG